CTGCACTTCCATTTACTCATGCTGGATTCTTTAGAGATGCATCTGATGGTAGATTCAAGTTTGTTGGCAGATACGATAGTGACGTCTCTGGATCTATCAACATAGGAGCTGGTAACTTTACTCTAGGTGATGTTCAAGCAAATGAATTCATTGGTGCTGTGACAGGTGATGTAACAGGTAATGCTTCAACAGCTTCAACGCTCGAGACAAACCGAGCGATTGCGATTAGTGGTGATATTACAGCTTCTGGTGTTAATTTTAACGGTAGCGCAGGAATAACCTTATCTGCAGCGATCACTTCAGGTGCAATTGTCAACGATGATGTAAATGCAAGCGCGGCTATCGTAGATACAAAACTTGATACAATTGCTACAGCTGGAAAGGTTAGTAACTCAGCAACTACAGCAACAAGTGCGAATACGGGATCTGCGATTGTTGCGAGGGATGGTTCTGGCAACTTCTCTGCAGGAACAGTAACTGCGGCTCTGACTGGTAATGCCTCTACGGCAACAACACTTGAAACAGCAAGAGCGATATCTGGTGTCGACTTTGATGGTTCACAAGCAATCACGTTGAACACATCTGGGATCACAGAGAACACAAATCTTTACTACACGACTGCAAGAGCAGATAGTGATGCAAAGAATGCTGTATCAGCTGGAACAGGTATTTCATACAACGCAAGTACAGGTGCAATATCATCTAATGATGGAGCAATCGTTCACGATAACTTGAGTGGGTTTGAAGCCAATGAGCATATTGATCACTCTGGAGTTTCTATCACAGCGGGTGACGGTCTAACAGGTGGCGGCACAATTGCTTCATCAAGAACGATCAATGTGGTTGGTGGAACAGGTATCACCGCAAACGCTAATGACATCGCGATCACAAACACAGGTGTATCTGCAGCACAGTATGGTTCGGGTACAGCGATTCCAGTGATCACAGTTAACGCTCAGGGTCAGATTACAGCTGCATCTACAGCAGCAGTTGCAGGTGTCTCTGGTGTAACTTACGATTCATCATCTGGCTTGTTGACTATTGAGACAAGTGGTGATAACTTCACTGATAGTATTAACCTGAATCCATTTACAACCGCTGACCTTGCGGAAAACACTAACTTGTATCACACAACTGCAAGAGCAAGAGGTGCTATCTCTGTAACAGACGCAGGTGGCGATGGATCCCTTGCGTACAACTCAAGTTCTGGTGTTATCACATACACTGGACCTTCAGCTTCTGAAGTAAGAGCACACTTTAGCGCAAGCACTGGTATCAGCATATCAAGTGGAGCTATCTCAACTAACGATGGTGCAATCGTTCATAATAACTTATCAGGCTTTGTGGCTAATGAGCACATTGATCACAGTGGCGTAACACTAACAGCAGGTAACGGTCTGACAGGTGGTGGTACAATCGCAGCATCCAGATCATTTGCGGTTGGAGCGGGAACAGGTATCACAGTATCTGCTGACGCGATTTCAACCAACGATGGCGCCATTGTTCATGATAACTTATCAGGCTTCGAGGCTAACGAGCATATTGACCACAGTGGCGTAAGTGTTACTGCAGGTACTGGTCTAACTGGTGGTGGTACTATCGCAGCCACAAGAACTTTAAATGTTATTGGTGGTAACGGGATCACAGCCAATGCAAATGATATACAAGTTGACTCTGCAAATATTAGAGGAATGTTCTCTGGTAGCACAGGTATCTCATATAACTCTGGCACTGGAGCATTCTCAACTACAGACGGGGACATTGTTCATAATAACTTATCAGGCTTTGTTGCTAACGAACACATTGACCACTCTGGTGTGACACTAACAGCAGGCAACGGTCTGACTGGTGGTGGTACGATTGCTGCATCGAGATCATTTGCAGTTGGCGCTGGAACAGGTATTACAGTTTCTGCTGATGCCATTTCAACCAACGATGGCGCCATTGTTCATGATAACTTATCAGGCTTCGAGGCTAACGAACACATTGATCATAGTGGTGTAAGTATCACTGCAGGCAACGGTCTGACAGGTGGTGGTACGATCGCTGCATCAAGAACGATCAATGTTGTTGGTGGTAGTGGTATTGTAGCAAATGCTAATGATATAGCAATTGACTCTGCAGAGATAGGAAGATTCAGAGCGCCAATTCTTGCAGCCTTGCTTGGAATTGATGGCGCAGGATCAAACCTTGATGCTGATCTGTTGGATGGACAATCTGGAGCATACTACAGAATCAATGTTTACAACGCTGCTGGTACGCTACAAAACTAAGATAAATAGATCTAAAAGGAATTGAAATGGCTAGTCCAACCTCCAGAGCTACATTGATTGATTATTGTCTTCGCCGGCTTGGTGAACCAGTATTAGAAGTCAATGTTGATCCTGATCAGTTAGAAGATAAAGTTGATGATGCACTTCAGGTCTATCAAGAGTTTCATTCAGATGCTGTTGTAAGAACATATCAAAGTGTGTTGTTAGGTGATAGTGATGTGACAAATGAGTATGTTACTTTAACAGATGATATACTTTATGTCACACGTGTGTTTCCAGTACAGTCTGCTTTTGGCACAGGTAGAAACTTCTTTGATGTGAAGTATCAAATGATGCTAAATGACATTGCTGACATGCACAACTATCTTGGTGATCTAGCATATTTTGAGCAACTTCAACAATATATGGGTTTGCTTGACATGAAACTGAATGGACATGTTCATCATACATTTTCGCGAAACCAAAACAGATTATATATCCACGGTGACATTACAGATAAGGATATCAAATCAGGTGACTATATAGTGATAGAATGTTTCAAAACTCTTACACCAAACACACACACCAAAGTGTATAATGACATCTTCCTCAAGGATTATACAACTGCTCTTATAAAACAGCAGTGGGGTTCAAACCTTATGAAGTTTGAAGGAATGCAATTACCAGGTGGTGTTATGTTTAACGGAAGACAGTACTATGATGATGCCACAGCAGAGATTCAGGAATTAAGGGAGCGTATGAGATTAGAATATGAGACACCTGTTGATTTCTTTGTGGGGTAAATTATGGCAGTCAATAGGCATATTACCCGAGGAGTAAGATCAGAACAGAACTTACTTGAGGATCTCACCATAGAATCTTTAAAGATGTATGGCCAAGACGTTTATTATCTTCCAAGAACTATCGTAAATGAAGACACAATCTTTGGTGATGATATTCCGTCATCATTCAACTCTTCGTATCAGATTGAAATGTATATTGAGAATACTGAAGGNTTTGATGGAGAAGGTGATTTATTNACGAAGTTTGGTGTTGAGATAAGAGACCAAGCTACATTTGTTATGGCAAGACGTAGATGGGATCAGACAGTATCAAGCTACAACAATGAGATAGATGGAGGTCGTCCAAGAGAGGGTGATCTAATATTTCTTCCAATGTCTAAGTCATTGTTTCAAATCATGCATGTTGAGCATGAACAGCCGTTCTATCAATTAAACAATCTCTATGCTTATAAGATGCGAGCTGAGTTGTTTGAGTATAATGATGAGAACTTGGATGTTGGTGTTGATGCAATTGATGACATAGAAACTGATTATGCATATAAGTATATCCTGACAGTAAACAACGGCAAGACTGCTACAGCTATAGCGAGTATAGGATAGAATGCGTGTAAACGAAATCACTCTAACTGATGCAGGAGAACTGTATACCAGTATTCCTACAGTGACTATTGGACTTCCAGATCATCCAGCATCCAACGCTGCTGCAACTGTTTTGGTTGATAGTAGTGGAGTGGTAACTTCTGTCACAATACTGGATAGTGGAGCTTACTACACAAGTGCGCCCAACGTCACTGTGCCTCCTACTCCAGATGCAACAGTACAGAATAACTTTACCTTTGAACCTAGTGAAGTAAAGTTTAAAGAAGCTGCATACGCTTTAGGAAGGTCTGATCGAACAGACTCAGACTTTACTAATTTTAATGCTGGGCAAAACAACAATCTCAGCATTGAGTTTTTCCTAAAAGTGCCTACACGTGGCTTTGACTGGCCAGTAGATGGTGATGCTTTCATAATGAGATTTAAGACTCCAGCTGATTCCACCGGCACAAACAATTATGTGGAGATACATGATTCTGATAGTGAAACATCTGTGGTTTGGAATTGGACAAATGCTGGAGGAACAGGTACATCACAGATAAGAACTAATGGCTCAGATCTCGCTAACAGTAATTTTCACTTTGTGCAGTTGACAAAACGTGCAGCTAATGGTGATAGTGGTGGCCCCATTCATGAAATCCATATTGATGGAGGTATAAAAGCTACATCGGGTGAACAGGATTCTAGTAATAACGATAGTAATATATCCAATTCAATTACACTAGTCAACGATGATAACGCGTGGAAAGATGATTCGGCAGGGGATCTTAGCTTAGCAGCTATTATCATTGATAATATTAAGTTACGTACATTTGATTCAGGAGGAGCTGTAGATTTTCTTTATCCTCCAGATTCTGATCGAACCGCCGATTCTAATTTTGAATCATTCACAGCTTGTGCCGCAGAGGTTACAGCAACATTGGATAGTGAAGGCATGATAAATGCCCTTACTGTTGTTAGTGGAGGATCTAAATATCTTGCCAACCAAACATTAACTTTAACAATTGATTCTGCTCAGGGTACAGATTCTGATTTTAGAGCTACTGCGGTTGCTCTGCTAGATTCTTCTACCAATAGACTTTCAGGATTCACCATAACTGATAGTGGAGGAGGCTACGATACAGATCCTACAGTCAGTATTGCTGTGCCTTTAAACATTATTGATTTTACAGTTGGTGAAACTGTTAACCAAACACTCAGTGATGGCGTGATCATGGCAGGTGAAGTTCTTAAATGGTCAGATTCAGATAAGAAACTACACGTGGCTCATAGTGGTGCTAGTGATGGAAAATATCATTCATGGACAACTAACATAGCCGTTACTGGTGCATCATCTGCAGCCACAGGAAGTGTCACAGCAGTAACTGAAGACAACCAGATATCAGAGAACGAACAGAATACGAGTTTCCAATCAGTTGGAGAAGACTTCTTAGACTTTACTGAATCTAATCCATTTGGAGACCCACAATAATGTCGGACATGTTTGACTTTGGTTTTACAGCCGTTGATGAGGATGAACTCGATGCAGTGCAAAAGGTAAGTACAGAAGCTTCTTCTAATAACGAGAGACTAAATAACCTATACAATGCCATTGTTCCGCTCTTAAATAATCTAAAGAAAAATCCAGAAAAGGATTATATTCTTTGGCCGAACCGACTAGCTAAGGTAGAAGAGTTTGAAACTCATCTGCAAAAGATATACGAAGGTAAGTAATGTTAGGCAACCACTTTTATCATCAGCGTATTAGAAAAAGTGTTGCAGTGTTTGGATCACTGTTTAACAATATCTATGTTCTTCGGAAGAATAGTGCAGGGGCGGTCACGTCTCAGATAAAGGTACCTTTGTCATATGGTCCCTCTCGTAAGTTTCTTGAAAGAATAAGAGAGAATCCTGATCTTGATACAAACACAAAGGTAGCTATCAAACTTCCTAGAATGTCATTTGAGATACTTGGTATAGATTATGATGCTCAAAGACAACTGCAAAAAGTGAATTCAATTCAAGGTGCGAGTGCTGGTACAGTATATTCCCGCAATAAGATATTTACTCCTGTTCCATATAATCTTAACTTTCAGTTAAACGTGTATGGGAAAAATCAGGATGATGTTTTGCAGATTGTTGAACAGATTATTCCCACATTCAATCCTCAATACACCTTGACAATCAAACCTATTGAAGATTACCCAGATATAAAAGAAGACTCTCCAATCATTCTTAATGGCATCTCGTTTCTTGACGATTATGAAGGACCATTAGAGCAGAGACGAACAATTGTCTATACATTAGACTTTACAATGAAGGTGAATTTTTATAACGGATTCACCGCCAATAATATTATTAGAACCGCTAATCCTACTATTGGCTTTCAAGCTGGGGGAACAAATGATTCGGATGTAAATGCATCACTAGTTTCTGTTGTTACTGACCCAGCGCTTGCAAGCCCAGATAGTGATTATGGTTTCAACATTACAGTAACAGATTTATTTGGACTTGATAGTGCTTAAAAATGTATGTAGATCAATTTATAGGAATTGCTGATAACGCAGCAAGTGACGACCTTTGTGACAACATTGTTAGATTTTTTAAAAAGAAAATCGATAATGTGAGACATGTCAGAACAGCTCTCAGAGATGATTATGCTCTCTGTGAGCCAGAGAAGTATCAAAGTTTTACTGCTGATGATGCTGAGATCTTTGATATGTTGGATACTCAATACAGAGAATATCATAAACAATTAGATGGAATGGGCTTACCTTCACCTGAGCTAGCCCAGAAGTTTGTTGCTCCATACAAGTTACAAAGAGCTTCTAAAGGNGGAGGTTTTTATGGTTGGCACAGTGAACAAGGACCAGGAGCCCCAAAGAGATTTTTGACCTGGATGTTATATCTTAATGATGTCCACGCAACAGGCTCTACAGAATTTCTNTATCAAAAAATAGAAACAATTCCACGTAAAGGTACATTGGTAATTTGGCCAGCCGCCTTCACTCATATCCACAGATCTAACCCCAATTTGCAAGAAGATAAATACATTGCAACGGGATGGTGGAATTTGAGAGAATTATGACCAATGATAATATAGATAATGACATTGAGTTTGCAAGAAGAAATTACTATGATCTTCTAACCAAAGGCAGTGAAGCATTAGAAGAAATGATGGAAGTCGCGAGAGCGACAGAACACCCAAGAGCGTTTGAAGTGTTGTCTGGTATGATGAAAAACGTTGCTGATATTAACGGTAACCTTATTGATCTGCACAAAAAGAAAAAAGACATTAACAAAGAAGATAAGATCGATGCGTTGCCTGGCAATACAACCAACAATGTCTTTGTAGGATCTACTTCCGATCTTCAACGAATGCTTGCAGATAAAATGAAAGATGTCACGCCAGATGGACCTACTGAGTAAGCATCACTACAACAATTCTACCATAACCATCTATGATAACTTCTTGGACGAAGCCGCTATCGAACAGATCAAAGAAGTTTACGATTTCGCGTTTACTTCTGAACAAGGATATGATGTGAAGCAAGCAGCGGGAGCTGGTTTGTACAAAGGTGTTGATGGTGATGTGTCTGGAAGACGGTTATCTCCAATGGATGATGATTTAAGACATTTAATTAAAGATAAAATTGTATCCTTGCTCAATGTGAAAAGATCCCAAGTTAAGGTAATGTTTCACGGAATGGGATCGCAAGGGGGAATGCAGTGGCATACAGATGCATCTATGTACGGCGCTGCCACTATTTTTCTAAACGACAATTGGGCTCCTGAGTATGGGGGATTGTTTACTTTCCCTACTGAAGAAGGCTTTGATCTCTGCTATTCACTTCTACCCATATGGAACAGAGCTGTAATACAAATAGGGGGTTATCCACATGCAGTTCTACCATCTTATTCTCACGCTCCATTAAGAAAATCCTTACAGGTGTTCATCCACAATGAATGATACGTATCTTGGAAATATCAATATCAAAAGAGATGGAGTAACTACCAACTGGACAGATGATGAGGTTGCTGAGTATGCAAAGTGTATGTACAATCCATCATACTTTGCTTCAACATATTGTAAAATCATTTCACTTGATGAAGGCTTGGTAAGTTTTGAGTTGTATCCTTACCAAGAAAAGATGTTTGAATCATTCACAGCTAATCGTTTCAACATTGTTCTCGCCTGTCGTCAGTCTGGAAAATCTATCTCTTCTGTTGCCTATCTGTTGTGGTATGCTATATTCCATCCAGAAAAAGTAATTGCTGTTCTTGCAAACAAAGGGGCAACATCAAGGGAAATGCTTGGCAGGATTACTCTGATGTTAGAGAACCTTCCGTTCTTCTTGCAACCAGGATGTAGAGCGCTCAATAAAGGTTCAATAGAGTTTAGTAACAATAGTCGGATCATTGCTGCAGCAACTTCAGGTTCTTCTATTCGTGGTATGTCTGTATCACTTCTGTACCTGGACGAGTTTGCATTTGTTGAGAATGCAGCTGAGTTCTATACTTCAACATATCCAGTTATTTCATCTGGTAAGACTACCAAGGTTATCATCACATCTACTGCAAATGGTATTGGTAACATATTCCATAAGATTTGGGAAGGTGCAGTTCAAGGTACAAATGAATACAAACCATTCAGAGTTGATTGGTGGGATGTTCCTGGACGAGATGAGAAGTGGAAAGAACAGACAATTGCAAACACATCACACCTACAATTTGATCAAGAGTTTGGAAATACTTTCTTTGGTACGGGTGATACATTAATAGATGGTCAGACCTTACTTGAACTAAGAGCAAAGCAACCCTTGCAAACAGTTGAAAGCGGACGTGGAAAGATATATGAAAAACCTCTTGAAAAACATTTCTATGTGATGACAGTAGATGTAGCCAAAGGTGTTGGAGGAGACTATTCGTCGTTCCAGATAATTGATACTACAGCGAGACCTTTCAAGCAGGTTATGTCGTATAGGAACAACAGACTATCACCAATACTGTTTCCTAACATAATCCATAAATATGCCAAAGCATATAACGAAGCAATGGTTGTGGTAGAAAATAATGATCAAGGTGTGGTTGTTTGTAATGGAATGTACTATGATATCGAGTATGAAAATCTATATGTGGAATCATCTGTAAAGGCAAATGGTCTTGGTATTACAATGAACAAGAAAGTCAAACGGCTTGGATGTTCTGCAATTAAAGATATTCTTGAAACCAGAAAACTAGATATTGTGGATGAAGACACAATACTCGAGATAAGCACTTTCGTTGCTAAGGGTGCATCATTTGAAGCGTCAGACGGAAACCATGATGATCTGATGATGAATCTTGTGATGTTTGGTTATTTCGTGTCTCAACAATACTTTGGTGATCTAACAGACATAGACCTTAAACAAGTTTTGTTTGAGACACAATCAAAGCAGATTGATGATGACTTACCTCCTTTTGGTATCATTGATGATGGTAGTGATGCTATTGATAAGATTGAGATGGATGATAAACATGAGCGGTTCAAACACGAATGGATGATAGAATATCAACAGAACTTTTAAATTACATAAATACAAGTAATTGAAAAACCTTGTTATGACGCTCATATAATTAACTCAAAGGAAACCAAAATGGCATTATTCACACCCTCTGAGTCTCCTGCAGTAGTCGTCAAAGAAGTCGACCTCACCAGTGGTGTACCAAATGTACAATCAACCACAGGTGCGTATGTAGGAAACTTTCGCTGGGGTCCAGCAAAGAAGGCGACACTAGTAAGCTCAGAGGCTCAACTAGCTGAAACCTTTGCTAATCCTAGTGCAACAACTGCTGTTGATTTTATCTCAGCAACACAGTTTTTAAGATATTCAAACAACCTTCAGGTTGTGAGAGAGATTACATCAGCTGCAAAGAACGCAACCGCAGCTGGCTCAACCGTAACGACAATCAATAACGCAGATCATTGGGACACAATGAAATCGTCATTTGGGTCGGATTCGGGAGATACCAACGTTGGCGCATGGATCGCAAGATGGGCTGGCGCGTTAGGTAACTCATTAAAAGTTTCTATTTGTCCCGTGGGATCAGATTCCAGTGGGACATATTTCAGTCAATGGACATACAGAACATCATTTGATGGCGCTCCAGGAACATCTGCATTTGTGTCAGCTCGCTCTGGCTCAAACGATGAAGTTCACGTAGCGGTAATCGATGAGGATGGTTCATTCTCTGGTACCATAGGCACAGTGTTAGAAACATTCCCATTCTTGTCATTAGCATCTGATGCTAAAACGAGTGATGGATCTTCTAACTATGTCTATGATGTTATCAATAGTAAATCAGAATACATCTGGCTTGCTTCATTTGAAGGCACAGGTGCTTCAGCGCTTGATGAATTAACAAATGCTGGTACAGCTGCTTCAGGCACAACATACTCAGCTTCGGCAACTGCAGCAATTGACATGTCATTGTCAGGTGGTGTAGATTCAGGTACACTAACTACTTCAGAAGTAGCAACTGGTTTTGACTTGTTTGAAGATACAGACACAATCACAGTTGACTTCTTGATCGCACCGAGCATGTCTGCTCGCGCCGACCAAACGACTGTTGTGAATGATCTGCAAGGTATTGCACAAACAACCAGAAAAGATTGTGTTGTAGTAACATCACCTGCAAGATCAGATATTGTCAACAGCTCTACACCAAATGCAAATGCGGTTTTAACTGCTGCTACATTCAATAGTAGCTCATACGTATTTGTAGACAACAATTTCTTGAAAGTGTATGACAAGTTTAACGATCAATACATCTTTATCCCAGCCGCTTCTTCAACCGCTGGTATCATGGCAGCAACTGATGCAAACGCAGCGCCATGGTTCTCACCTGCAGGTCAAAGACGTGGTTCGTATTTAGGTATCACAGCACTGTCTTACTCACCCACTAAAGCTGAGAGAGACACACTATATAAAGCTGGAGTCAACCCAATCGCAAACATTCCTGGTCAAGGAGTATTGTTGTTCGGTGACAAAACCTTCTTGAACAGACCTTCTGCATTCGACAGAATCAATGTTCGTAGATTGTTCTTGGTTCTAGAAAGAGCAATTGGAGAAGCTGCAAAGAATGTTATGTTTGAATTCAATGATGAGTTTACTCGCGCAGAATTCACGAACATTGTTGAACCAGTTCTACGTGAAGTAAAAGGTCGTCGTGGTATCACAGACTTCAGAGTTGTATGTGATGATACAAACAACACTGCAGCAGTAGTCGATCGTAACGAATTCATCGCCAACATCTTCATCAAACCAGCACGCTCAATCAACTACGTAACACTAAACTTCGTAGCTGTTAGATCAGGTGTTGACTTTGAAGAAGTAGTAGGCACGGTATAAGCGCTAACAAGGAGAAACACAAATGGTTTTAAGCGTAGACGATTTTAAAGCCAAGCTGGCTGGAGGTGGCGCTCGTCCGAATTTATTCAAGGCGACAATTAACTTCCCAGCTTATGCTGGCGGAGATGTAGAAATTACATCATTTATGTGTGAGGCTGCTCAGTTGCCTGGCTCAACAATGGGATTGATTACAGTCCCATTTAGAGGTCGTCAATTGAAAATGGCAGGGGATCGTACATTCGATACCTGGAGTCCAACAATTATCAACGATACGGATTTTAAAGTTCGTGACTCGATGGAACGTTGGATGAATGGTATGAATGCTCATAGTGAAAATGTTGGTCTAACAAGTCCAGTAGACTATGAAGCAGATCTTATTGTCGAGCAACTTGACAAAGATGAAACAGTATTGAAAAGATATAACTTCAGAGGATGCTTCCCAACAGCAGTATCACCTATTGATCTGAGTTACGGAGCCAATGATGAGATCGAAAGATTCTCTGTTGAGTTCCAAGTACAGTACTGGGAATCTGTAGGTACAACTACCTAAAAGTAGAGTATAAATAATAGAAGCGCTGTAATGGCGCTTCTTACTGTATTCAAAGGAATTATCATGGCTGAATCAAACGGCATTACATTATTTGGATTTGAGATCAAACGGAAACAAGATCGAGCTGCTGAGAAGCTACGTTCTATTGTTCCTCCGACTGATGAGGACGGTGCAGGTTACGTAACTGCTTCTGGAGCTCATTATGGCCAATACATTGATTTTGACAATAATAATAC